GCAAACAGTAAAACCAGTTAAGTTTAATCCCAGGGGCGGACCCATAATTGCACGTGAAGAAATGGAAGAGTTTATAGAGTTTATTGATTCACACGACAATGAAATTATGACCGAAGCACAGTTTGATGAAGCCGCAGGTGAGAAAGACGCTTGCTACCATAAGGTCAAGAGTCGTTACAAAGTGTGGCCTAGTGCATACGCAAGTGGTGCATTAGTACAGTGCCGTAAAAAAGGTGCTAAGAACTGGGGCAACAGTAAAAAGAAAAGCAACGAAAATGTAGAAATGGATAGCAAATTGGATGTTAACAAGTTGTTAACTAGCCTTAAAAACAGTAAAACCACTAATGTTGACAGACTTGTAGATGCAATTGAAATGCGGTTTATGCATAACATGACCTTTAAAGAGATAGGTGAAGAATTAAATGTTAGTCCTAGTAGAGCCGCTATGATTGTTTCTAAAGCACTACGCTTACTGAGGTGGCATGCCGCTAGGTCACCTGGGTCGTAAAAAAACTTAATTAGGCATAGAATAGAAATGAGACTAACAGACTTTATTACAGAAAAATGCTGGAAAGGCTACACCAAGAAGGGCATGAAAACCATGTTCGGAAAACGTGTACCCAACTGTGTTAAAAAAGAATCTGCAGATGCAGTATCACTAGACGAACACGGCGACTTGGTATTTGAAGATGGTGTTAGTGAAGATCTAAAGAAATGGTTCAAAGAGAAGTGGGTCCGCTTTGGCCCAGATGGTAAGATACGTGGCGACTGTGCAAGAGGGTCAAGCAAAGAAGGTAAGCCAAAGTGTTTACCACAATCAAAAGCACAAGCACTAGGCAAGAAAGGCCGTTCAAGCAGTGCGGCTAAAAAGCGTAGAGAAGATCCCAAAAAGAATCGCAAAGGCAAAGCCAAGAACGTTGCTACTAAGACACGTGGTATGAAAGAACAAGGACCACCTGATTACAGCACTGGTAAGTCAGCTGATCAAAAAGGAATAAGCCCTAGGACAGTTGGTAAAGTAATACTAGACCCAGAAGGTACTGCACGAGAGGCTGGCGGTAGGGTATTACAAAAAGGCATGAATGCAGTTAAGTGCGCAATTACCCAAGATCCAACCTACTGCAACCTATCCAAATAATATCCTAAACCTCTTGTTTTATTAGTTCAGATACTGTATAATAGTATACTTTACTAACAGGAGATCAGTAATGTCATCAAGAATGTTCAGTTCAGAGCAAAAAGCAAAACTCACACAGGTTGTTAACGAAGGTATTGCAGTAATGCAAGAAGTAGAAGATCTCAGCGCAGGTTTGAGTGATACAATCAAAGCAGTTGCAGAAGAAATGGAAATTAAACCCAGTATTCTTAAGAAAGCTGTGCGTATTGCATTTAAATCCAAACTCACAGACGAAAACGCTGATCACGAAGATCTAAACACGATTCTCGAAACTGTCGGCCGTACCCTTTAATTGAAAAACATGAAGAAGTTTTGGGTCAGCAGTTACACAAGTGATCGCACAGCATTTTATCTCGAGCTGATTAGTTTTATAACAACTGTCGGTGCAAGTGCTTTATTGGCCGCAACAGCAGATTCTCCCAACATGCTCTTGGTATACCCTGGTTTCTTTGTAGGGTGTATCACAGGTGCAATTGCATATCTACGTAGAAGTTTACCTTTTCCGTTTTTATTGACTAGCTGGTTCGCATGTGTTAACATATTCGGATACGGTGTAGCATCAGGATGGTGGTAATATGAGTTACATAGACGCATTATTTGATAGAAAAGCAGATCGCATACATGTCGTGGAGCGTGTTAATGGGGAACGTGTATACAAAGAGTTTCCTGCTAACTATGTGTTCTACTATGACGATCCAAAGGGCAAGTTCCGTACAGTGTATGGTAGCCCTGTGAATAGGTTCAGTACACGCAACGGCAAAGAGTTTCAAAAAGAAATGCGTGTGAACGGCGGAAAGAGATTATGGGAATCGGATATTAATCCAGTGTTCCGCTGTTTAGAAGAAAACTACCTGGGACAACAATCACCTAAACTGCAAACATGCTTCTTTGATATTGAGGTCGACTTTGACCCTGAACGTGGATTCAGTCCACCTAGTGATCCGTTCAATGCAGTAACTGCAATTACTGTGTATAACGACTGGATGGACAAGTTGATCACGCTGGCTATTCCTCCCAAAGGACTTAGCTGGGAAAGTGCAGAAGAACTATGCAAAGACTTCGAAAACTGTTTCTTATTCGAACGTGAAGAAGAACTGTTGGGCACATTCTTAGATTTAATTGAAGATGCTGACATACTGTCGGGTTGGAACAGTGAAGGTTTTGATATTCCTTACTTGGTCATGCGCATAAAGCGTGTACTTAGCAACGATGACAATAGACGTTGGTGCCTATGGGGGCAACTACCCAAGCAACGCACATTTGAACGTTTTGGTGCAGAGAATCTAACATTTGATTTAATAGGCAGAGTGCATATGGACTATATGCAACTGTATCGCAAATACACATACGAAGAACGTCACAGTTATTCACTAGATGCAATTGGTGAACACGAACTAGGTGAACGTAAAACACAATACGAAGGCTCGCTTGATCAGTTGTATAACAAAGACTTCAAGACCTTTATTGAGTATAATCGACAGGATACCGCGTTGCTAGGCAAGATGGACAAGAAGTTACGTTTTTTAGATCTTGCAAACGAACTAGCGCATGATAATACCGTACTGCTACAAACAACAATGGGTGCAGTGGCAGTTACAGAGCAGGCTATTATTAATGAGGCACATCAGCGTGGTATGGTTGTACCTAATAGGAAAGGAAAAGAAGAACATGGAGAAACGCAAGCGGCAGGTGCCTATGTTGCTCATCCCAAAAAAGGGATGCACGACTGGATCGGAGCAATCGACATCAACTCACTCTATCCCAGTGCTATTAGGGCCCTCAACATGGCGCAAGAAAGCATCATCGGACAACTCAGACCGATAATGACAGACAGGTACATCAAGGAAAAACAGGACGCTGGAAAGAGTTTTGCTGATAGTTGGGAAAACATGTTCGGTAGCCTTGAGTATCAAGCGGTAATGAATGGAGAGCCTGGCACAGAGATTACTGTAGACTGGGAAGCAGATGGTAGCAGTGATATAATGAGTGCCGCTGACATTTGGAGACTGATATTTGACAGTAACAAACCTTGGATGATCAGTGCTAACGGTACTATATTCAGTTATGAAAAAAAGGCTATTGTACCAGGATTGTTAGAACGTTGGTATGCCGAACGTAAAGAACTACAAGCAAAGAAGCGTGACGCTGAGTCCGATGATGATATTGCATTCTGGGATAAACGACAGTTGGTTAAGAAGATTAACTTGAACAGTTTGTATGGCGCTATTCTTAATCCAGGTTGTAGATTCTTTGACAAACGTATTGGACAAAGTACTACACTATCCGGTCGTATCATTGCCAAGCACATGGATGCGTTTGTTAACGAAGCCATAACAGGTGTATATGATCACACTGGTGATGCAGTTGTGTATGGTGATACTGATTCTTGTTACTTCACTGCATGGCCCGCTATTAAAGATGATGTCGAAAGCGGTAAAATGGAATGGAACAAAGACATTGCTACACAAGTGTATGATAGCATCTCAGACCAACTTAATGAAAGTTTTCCATTGTTCATGGAAAAAGCCTGTCACTGCCCACGTGAAAATGGCGCATTGATCAAAGGTGGTAGAGAGATTACTGCAACTAAAGGCTTGTACATTAAGAAGAAGCGTTATGCGGCACTGATATATGACATGGAAGGTACTAGACTCGACGGCGGCGGCAAGCCAGGCAAAGTTAAAGCCATGGGACTTGACTTGAAGCGAAGTGATACTCCGCCGGTTGTACAGAATTTCCTAAGTGATATACTACTTGGTGTACTAACAGGATCAACCAAAGAACAGATATATGATAAGGTTCGCGACTTTAAAATTGCATTCCAACAGCGTCCAGCATGGGAAAAAGGTACTCCCAAGCGTGTAAACAATCTAACCAAGTACACTGCCGCTGAAAAAGCGCAAGGCAAAGCAAACATGCCTGGTCATGTAAGAGCCGCAATGAACTGGAACTATCTCAAACGCATGCATGGTGACAACTACAGTCAAAACATTGTTGATGGTATGAAAACTATTGTGTGCAAACTTAAAGAGAACCCAATGGGTTACAAGAGTGTAGGGTATCCAACAGATGTTTCGCATATCCCACAGTGGTTTAAGGACTTGCCATTTGATGATGCACTAATGGAGGCAACTATTGTGGATCAGAAAGTAGAGAACCTATTAAGTGTACTTAAATGGGATATTCCTGCACATACCAACATCAAAACAACATTTGACGACTTGTTCAGCTTCGAATAAATACCTATGTACAATTACATAGTGATATTCAATGAACCTCGTAGATCTTGTAAACACCAAAAACTCCCTCAGAAGTGGGCCTGACCTAGCTCCATTATCTGCCGAGCTTGATAAAATTACCAAGCACTACCAAGATATTATTCGAGGTGTTGATCCTAGATTTACCGGTTCTGTAAACATTTCTATAGATCATTATCAAACAATTAAAGATCAATTAGCCTTACACCAACCCAAGATTGAGCAGACAATTGCGGATATTGATGCAGAAATACTGAAACAAAGTCAAAAGTTTTTTACAGAAAGTTATGCACTTGAGCGTGAGCTAAAGAGTGACTTTGATTCTTACGGAATGTTAACGCAAAATCTTAGAACAATGCGACACTGGCGGAATATTAGATTAGACCAAACTGGTAGTCCAGATATGCACATGCTAGGAGTAATTCGAAAACATGTAGAACATAGATATCCTGTACTAGAGATAGGTTGCCGCGACGGGGACTGGACTAAATTTTTAGTTGCTGGTGATCCATTATACATATCTGATTACACAGAAGAGTTTATGCATAATGCAGTGCACCAGTTTACGAAACAGTACATTCCTAGAGTCAGGCAGTACCAAATAAAAGACAACAACATAAACGATCTGCCAGAAAATCAATTTGGTTTTGTTCTTAGTTACAACTTCTTTAATTATCTTGCATTTGATACTATCAAACAATGGATGCGCAAAGCGCACACTTGGTTAAGGCCAGGTGGTATTATAATGTTTACCTACAATAATGCAGATCATGGTTACGGTGCAGCCATGGCTGAAAGTAGCGTACAAAGTTATTGTCCAATGAGCTTACTTGTGCCCATGTGCGAAAGTATTGGTTTACAGTATCACGATCATAGAGATTACGTAAACACACCATTTACTCCAATGAGCTGGATACAATTCAAAAAGCCAGGAGAGCTGTCCACAGTAAAAGTAGCACAGGCGTTAGGGCAAATAAAATTATACTCTGAGACTTGATTTTCTAAATACAATCTGTTATAATTAATCATCTTTAACGGAGGTACAAATGAAAGATTATTTACAAGATATAGTAAAACACACACATGCTCTTGGCTTTATTGAGTTGGTAAAAGTCACAGGCACTGCAACAGAAACAAAAGTTGATGCAGTTAGCGAAGACAGAAGTGCTATTGTGCAGGCTCAGTTTCACAATCCGGTTCCAGATTTTGTTGGAACATTTGGTATGCCAAATCTAGGCAAACTAAACACAATTCTTAATATTCCAGAGTACAGCGAAGATGCCAAACTTACAGTAAGCAAAACTGACGCTGGGCCAGCAGGTGTAAACTTTGAAAATGCCGCAGGTGACTTTAAGAACGATTACAGGTTTATGAGCAGTGAAATTGTAAACGACAAGCTCAAAGCAGTTAAGTTCCGAGGTGTTAAATGGGGCGTAGAGATTGAGCCAAGTGTAGCCAGTATTCAAAGACTAAAGCACATGGCTAGTGCAAACAGCGAAGAAACTACTTTTATTGCAAAGACAGAAGACAACAAGTTGAAGTTCTACTTTGGCGATCACAGCACACATGCAGGTGACTTTGTGTTTGCACATGATGTTGAAGGTACACTGAGCAAAGGTTGGAATTGGCCTGTAGCCGCTGTTATCAGTATACTAAGTCTGTCAGGCGATAAGATGATTAAATTTAGTGATGAGGGAGCCGCACAGATCACTGTTGATTCAGGACTAGGTGTTTACAACTATATACTTCCAGCACAACAGAAGTAATGACACAACGGGTACGTGATCGTTATTGGGAACGTAGAGGATATGTAAGTGGTACCTGTATGTTCCACGATCCCACTAGATTGTGTTACTTAAACATACCAAAGAATGCTAGTACCTTCCTAAAAGAAAACCTTGTTGAGCAGGAATGGGTCATGTTGCATAACAGTGTCAGGCGTGTTCGTCGTGAGACTGTCGGAACTATAGTTATACTGCGTGACCCTATTGACCGTTGGTTTACAGGAATAGCACAGCATATCACAACAAACCTATTCTGCAAAGATTTTGGTAGTAGTCATTTTTTAGAACAGACAAACGATCTGGTCAGTAACTTGATTGTAGACCAAGTGGTGTTCGATGATCATACAGAACAACAAAGTTGGTTCATTGAAGAATTTGGTCAATTTTTAATTAACCCAACTTATTTTTATTGTGATCAACACCTAAACAAAAATTTAGATCATTACTTTAACACACATAATTTAAGTTACAGTTTGGCTAATAAACCGTTTAAAAATGTCAGTGTAAACAACTTTGATAACAAAAATCTAATTGATTATTTTAAAAATATAGTTTATAATAATACTATGTATGAAATACATCTTGCAGAACATTATCAACAAGATTATGATCTCATTTCAACAGTACAGTTTTATCGAGCGGGCGAACAAAATAAATAGTTATGTCCAAGGTAAAAACATCAACGAAAGATTGCATGGATCAAGATAACCTAACAGCAAAACAAAACGACTACGCAATATTCTTGCCTGCCATTTCTGGCTTCTACGCAACATTTATAGGCAAACAACGTGTTAACAACGATTATGTTGATGTTAACCGCATGCCTGCGGCTATTCAAGACATGGAACAAATGAATTGGTTAAATGATCAAAAAGGATTGTTTCCATACAAGTGGAGTTTGTATTCAGGTGGACATGCTAACTTAGATCTAGCAAAAGACGATCCCAAAGAGAATATGGTACGTGAACGTGATCCAAATACTCTAATGTTAGGTGACTCTGGTGGTTTCCAAATTGGTAAAGGGCTTTGGGAAGGAGACTGGAAGGCTAACTCTGGCTGTCCTAAAGCACAAAAGAAAAGAGGGCTTGTACTTAATTGGTTAGACAATACTGCTGATTACGGAATGGGGCTCGATATCCCGACTTGGGTTTTTAAAAATAAAGAGGCTAGTGACGCATGTCAAATAAAAACAATACAACAAGCAGTAGACGCAACCAAATTCAACAACGAGTACTTCATCAAGCATCGCAAAGGCGTCAGCAATGGCGGAACCCGCTTCTTAAACGTTCTGCAAGGAAGTGATCACACCAGTGCAGACGAGTGGTATGAAGAGATGAAAGGATTCTGTGACCCCAATAAGTATCCAGACAGACACTTTGACGGCTGGGGAATGGGTGGACAAAATATGTGTGACGTACACTTGGTGTTAAAGCGGTTAGTTGCACTGCGTCACGATAATCTATTACAACAAGGTAAACATGATTGGATGCACTTCTTGGGAACAAGCAAACTTGAATGGGCGGTGTTATTAACTACCATACAACGTGCAGTTCGCAAATATGTAAACCCGAACTTTACAATAAGTTTCGATTGTGCATCACCTTTTTTAGCAACAGCAAATGGTCAAGTATATCATGAGATATCGTTACCACACGACGGCAAGTGGAGTTATAGAATGAGTCCAATAGCTGATGATAGGAAATACTCATCAGACACGAGGCCTTACGGTAGTGCCGCACTACAAGATGGACTTATTGGTACTTTCGAAGAAAGCCCTATGAGTTCGCGTACACAAATGAAAGATGTTTGTGTTTACGCACCCGGTGATCTGAATAAGATAGGTAAAGAAGGCAAGACCAGTTGGGATAGTTTCAGTTATGCACTGTTAATGGGCCACAATGTTTGGACACATATCGAAAGTGTGCAACGTGCAAACAGAGAGTTTGATGCAGGTAACTACCCACGTATGATGCGCAACAATACTGGTAGAGTATTGTTTAAAGATGTAGTAGACCGCATATTTGCAACACCTGACCGTGCTGAAGCAGACGAGATAATCCAAAGCCATAACAAATACTGGATGGAAATTATCGGAACTAGAGGCAACACAGGAAAGAAAACTGTTTCACCACAAGCACAATATGAAAACTTATTTGAGGAAGCCGCATAATGTCATACCAGCTTAGACTAAACGATTTAGAAGAAGCGCACGAAACCCTAAATCAACAGGTTAATAACCTACAAGGGAATGTGCATTGGAATGATTATCAATTAAACCAGCTTAAAAAAGAAAAACTTAGAATCAAAGACGAAATATATCGTATTCAAAAATTAGACCAAGGACCAGACCCAGAGGACACAGATTATTATGATAGCACGGAAACAAACGACTACTGATAACCCAATACTAAAAGATGCATGTGAACTGTTTTGGATAGTTAAAGGGCACATACCATCATGCATGTACTACGACGATACTGTAGAAGATACATATAATTCTTATTTTGATAGAGTATGGCGCTGGGATCCAAATGAAGTATACCATAGGCGTCAAGGTTTTGACCAAGCATACAAACAATTTTTAACAAACTGGCCGGAGGCATAATGAATCGAGAAGGACACGAACAAGCCACAATGTTCCTGGGAACAGAAGTAGAACACTCAGCAACCTATGGAATGAAAACATTATTTGTTGTTGGGCTTGTACCCGCAGAACAGGTATTACGAGAAGCACTTAGACATGACGTAGAACATATCTACTTGGGTGCTAATCAAAGTTTTGGAACCTGGGACGGCATATTGTCAGAATGGGACGTTTTAATTACCAGTTGCATTGACGAAGGTTACTGGGTAACACTGGACTATGATGTTAACGATCACAACGAGGTAATGTCACTGGATCTCCAGGATTGTAATCGTTTTATTAGTATGATAAGTGTTAAACTGCCCAACATACGAAAATTAAATTACAATGCTACACTGAAAATTGACGACACTGACTTTGAAGCAACCAATCCAGGAGTCTGGTGTCACAGCGTACACAGCTTACAAAAAAGAAAACTATTCACAGATTGGTCTAAATATACCAACGACCAAATAATCGAGGAGGAAACATAATGAAAGCACAGATAGTAAACAATCTTAAAAACAAATATCAAAATCAAATTGACATTGCAAAAATAAACATTGCTATGTTCTTAGCAAGTCCACAAGGTGTTGCTGAACACATTGACTTTTCAGCAACAGTTGAAAAAGAACTAGAAAAAATTGCACACGCAAATGATATGCTAGAAGCATTGGATCAAGTTTAACTAAGTGATGAAGATTGCAGTTACTGGACATCTAGCAGGATTAGGAGAATGTCTGTACAAAATGCTGTCAGACGCTGGTCATACAGTAGTTGGGTTTGATATACAGGAAGGATGTGATATCAATAACAAAGATGTACGTTCTAGTATCTTAGAAAAATCAAAAGATTGTGATGTGTTTATCAACAACGCATATGCTAATCCCGGGCAGTTTGAGCTGTTAAGGCTGTTGATTGATTCAAATATACACAGCATTATTATGAATGTTGGTACTAATATAACAGACGTTGCACAAGAAGTGTTAGAAGCTGATATAGACTGGCAAGAGCAGAGCCAGAGTTCTAGATCAGCGTACCCAATACAAAAAAAACTACAGAATGATTATATACGCACCAAGAGAACGCAATCTAAAGGAAAATCTATTTTATTAACTGTGAAACCTGGATGGTTAAATACTTCACTAGTTAATAATGTTCCATCTTCGAGGTACGTAGATTTAAGACATGTATGCAAAGCAATAATATTTCAAATTGAAATGGCGACCCAATCAGTGTGGATACCTGATATTAACGTCTTACCACTGTTATCAGAGAAAAACTCTTGACTTTATCAACTAAAACATTATATAATACACTATGAACCAAGAACAAAGAAATATTGTAGATCAAATTATGCATCACGCTCGTAGAGACATATGGGTTACCTTTCGAAAAGAAGG